GCTTTTGCAGCACTGACGCAATGGGTTTGGCAAAGATTGCCGCAGTCGTGGCAAACGCAGCAGTCAACGCAACAGAAACGGTTGGCGCAGCATCAGGAACATAGTTATTGATGACTTGCCCAACAGGGACAGGGTCCCAAAGCTTTACGCACTTGCCGTCTCGCAACTCATACCCAGCGAGAACCTTTGTTCCGAGTTTGTTAAAGGATCCGATTTCTTTCGCACCAAACGGTGGGCAGGGTGGATCCTTAGGCAGCCTTGTGTTGTCGGGAGCGCCGCCCGACGTTGTGGGTTGAGGGGATGGGGCCGGACTTGACACATCTGGCCTCTTTATTTTGGGTTGCGGTGGCTGCACCCAAGTGAAGTCGCGAGGTCTGTAGTCAGCAGCCTCGTAGATAGGCACAGGGCCACTGCACAGCGTGATGTTGCCGCGTGGATCTTCCTCGAACGTTTCTGTTCCATTGCCAACAGCAATCCTTGCCCGCACGCAACCGGGCATATCAATAACTGGAAAGCGTGTAGACGTAACTGGCGGTGCTGCTGGTAAAACAGGTGGTGGGATTGGCCGACCTACAGAAATCATTGGAACGCCGATTGCATTTACTCCGATCTCAGGAATCTCTGGCATGAAATCAGAACGGTTTACAGCAGGTCAGCTTTGGATCGAACGTAACCGCAGACGCGAGGGTCCGCCTGTTGTGTACACCGTAATG